GCTCGACGTTGGCGCCCTTCGTCCGAGGGTGGATGGATGCCCAGCCCACCTTCGTGTCGTAGTTCACCGCGGCCTTGAGGTAGGACGCGAGCACGTCGAGGAACGGATCGCCGACCGAGGTCGTGTCGGGATCTCCCGCCTCCGTCATGGGGAGACGGAGCAGGCCTTGGCGGTCCGACATGCGAGCCTCAGCGGTCTAGGATCTGTTGGGCGTTCGCCACGCCGCGGTAGATTTCGCGGACCATCGCCCGCTCGCACTTGAGGTACGCGAACGCCATGAACGGGAACGGGCGAGTCCCGGGGTGCCGAACGAAGCGCGCGAACACGCGGCCTCCGTCGTAGCCAATCCATGAGAGTGCCGTCGCCCGCTTCGGGAAGATCATGTGCGGGCGCGTGCCGTTCTCCACGAACGACGCGTAGGGCATCGTCGCCTGGATGACGCCAAACTGCGCGCCGTCGATCTCGCCGTCGAGGTTGTCGACCTTGTAGGATCCGATGCGCTGGTTCGAGCCAGACGAAGCACCAACGCTCGTGCGCGTCGCCGTCAGCCGGCCCGTGATGGATCGCTCGAGGTCGCCCGTGCGGTTCTTGAAGACGTGCTTCTCGCGCGCCTCCTGAGCCCCCTCCTTCACCCCATCCGAGACACCGCGGCGAACCCCTGCGCGCACGGCGGCGCGGACGCCGACCCATGCCTGCACGAGTTCTTCGGCGTCGACGGTGATGGTGAACATGAGACCTCGAAGAAAGGCCCGCCACGGTGCGACTTGGCCCGGCTTTCTAGTGCCGCAACCGTGTTCGCTGTCGGTGCAGCGACGTTTCCGTGGCGGGGTAAGTCAGAAGTCCCCCGTGTCGTCCCAGAACCCCGAGGTCTCGCCAGCACTCGACGCGGCGATCGCCGTCGCGGTGTTGTTGTAGACCTCGCCGCCGTGGTTCGCCGGAGGGTCGGGCGCCGTCGGGTACACGCCGAGCATCGTCTTGCCGTCGCGGAGTCGGCAGAGGTCCTTCTCCGCCTGGTCCATGAGCTTTAGCCAGTCGTGATGCGGCATCGCCTCGGGGAAGCGCTGCGCCGCGTACGCGACCGCGACGTCCAGTTCGAGGCGGATGAGCTCGTGTGGAAAGGGCTCGGTGAGCGCCGAGAGGATGCCCAGCGGCGCGAGGTACGAGTCGATCTTGGCGCGCGCGTCGTCGAGGCACTGCTGCGCAGGGCTCTCGTCTTCGCTGCCGTCGCCGTTGTCGTCGAACACTCGCGCCATCTGGTCAGGCCCAAGGCGGCGCCGGAACTGCTCTAGAGTCGCTCTCGACGCCATGCCGTCACCTCAGTCCAGGCGCTCGAGGGCGCCGAGCTCGACCAGCCGAAGGAACTGCGCCTCGGTGTGCTTCATCGTGTCGACCACGAACTCCTCACCGGCGGCGTGGTCCTCGCCGTTACACTGCACCGACCCATGGGGCCAGACGCGGACGCGAGGCCCTTGAAGGGCCGGTTCCGGGGCAGCATCGGGCTCTTTCGCGGCGGCCTCGGCCGCAGCCTTGGCCTCTTCCTCCTCGCGGATCATGTCGGCGAGGGTCTCGTCGTCGGTCTTGCCCGGTTCCGGGGTCGCGCCACCGAGCGGGAGGAGGTCCTCACCGCTCGGAGCGCTCTTGCTCCCCTTCGCCATCAGGCCACCGCGTCGACGATGAGGAACCCGGTGTCGGGCGCCACGATCTTCTCGTCCTGCTCCACGCCGACCTTGGCGTAGTAGCCGCCCGAGACGCCGGGCTTCGGGTCGAACCACTCGTGCGTCTGGCGCTCGCCGAACTGGAACGTGTACCCGAAGGACGCGTGCCGGATGCCGGGGGACGAGGCGACGCGGACGATGCCGAAGTGCTTGCCCCAGATGCGGCCGAGCGACTGCGACTGCCCCTCGTTCGCGGTGTCTTCCCACGCGCCGCCGACGAGCAGTTCGTCGAGCTCGAAGTACTCCGCGAGCTGCTGCGCCGTCGGGAGGCGGAGGCCCGCCTGGTGCTTGAAGTCGGTGATGACCGTCGGGTGACGGCGGAGCTTGTTGAAGACCGCCTTCGAGCAGAAGCCGACGAGGCGCGACGCCCCCTGAGCGGGCGCCCAGATCGCGTCACGGGCCGCGGCGATCGCGTCGTGGGGGCTCTCGGTATACGTCGAGTAGTCCGACCACTGCGTGGTGCCGGACTTCGTCGCCGTGTTGCCCGAGTAGTTCGCCGCCGTGGTGAGCAGCGTCGCGACGCGCTTCTCGTGCGAGAAGTCGAGCCCCTGATTCACGTCCGCCACGAGATCGATCATCTCGTTGAGCGGCGCGTCCTGGTTGCGGAGGTCCGACTCGTCGACGAAGTCCGTGAGGGCGTACGGCTTGGTCGAGTAGTTGTCGGTCGTGCGGCTCTTCGAGATCTCGTTCGGGACCGAGCGGTTCGACATCGACGCATCGGGCACCGCGAGCATGTCGCGCTTGGTGTACTTGAAGAAGCTGTCGCTCTTCTTCGCCACCTGCACGACCGGCATCAGGCGCGCGCCGATGAAGGCCTCGTTGCGGTACTGCACCGAGATGTTCGAGAGCGTCGAGTCGACGTGGAGCGAGCCCGAAACGCTCTTGAGGCGGACGAGCTCCTGGTTGGCGCGCTCGAGCGCCGCCTTGACCACGGGGTCGTGCTCGCCGCGCTTGATGAGGGCCTTGGCCTTGCGGACGATCTCGGCGCGGGCCGCGTCGCCCGGGGTGAAATGCTGGCTCATGTGGTAGTCCTTTTCCTGGCAAAACGCGGCCGCCCGACTCTCCACTGGAGGCCGGGTCGGGTAGCGCATCGAAGTTGGTTGGCGGGTGCCGTGTGGAGGCGCGGGCACCCTTCGCGCGGATTGGCCATTAGGCCGTCGACTTCGGGGTCACGCAGCCGACGAGCAGGCCGACCATGTCGCCCGCGACACCGCTCTGCATGAACTTGCCGCGGATGTAGCGGACCGTCGTACCGTCGGCGATCGCCTGGTTGGTGTGGCCGGTGGCGTTGGTGATGGCGTACGAGCCGCGCGTCGCCGTGCCGCCGGTGCCGACCTTGACCTTGTGGATCGCGTGACCGTCGAGCGCGATCGACACCTTCTGCCCGGCCGTGCCGGAGTTGAGGGCGGTACCGATGCCGTCCTCACCCGCGCCGCAGTTCTGGCACTCGTCGTCCGCCGAGGCGAACTTGACCGAGAGCCCTTCGGTCACGGTCTGCCCCGAGGCGACCGTGAACTCCTGGATGAGCGCGTTCTGGATCTTCTGATGTGCACGAGTGGCCATATCTTTGCTGCCTTTCGAGGCAATGCGCCGCCTTCCGCGACCTCTCCGAGATCACGGCCACGCGCGCGGTAGTTGGGTTGAGTCGACTCGCTACGAGAGCGAGGTGAGGGTCAGAGAAGGTCGGCGAGGTCCGCGGGCTCTCCGGACTCGCCGGGAGCGGGCGTCGAGAGCAGGAGCGCCCCGAGGTCCCCGGCCTGAGCCGGCTCGGTGCCCTTCTTCGGGTCGATGACGGGCGCCTTCGAGAGCAGACCGAGCGAGGGGAGGCCCTTCACGATCGCGTCGAAGCGGGCGCGGCTCTCACGCGCGAGGGCGAGGAAGTCGTCCTTCTGCGCGGGCGTGATCTTGTCGCCGACGAGCGCGTCGACCTCGGCCTCGGTCATCTTGGCGTGGAGGTCCGCCTTCTCCTTGGCGAGCGCGTCACGCTCCACCGCGAGAGCATCGCGCTCCGCGGTGAGCGACTCGGCCTTCGCCTGGAGGCTCTCGAGCGCCTTCGCGGCGAGGGCGAGCTCCGCGTCCTTCGCGGCGAGCTCTTCGGCCCGCTTCGCCTTTGCCTCTTCGATGGCCTTCGTCGCCGCGGCGAGCTGGCTCTCGAGTTCCTGCTTGTTCTTCTCGTCCATGTCGTTCTCCTGCGCTCGCGGCGCTTCGTTGGCCGGTCGCCCGGCGAGTGCACGCGCACGCATCTTCGCGAGCGCCTCATGGTTCGCCGGGACCGGCGTCACGCTGATCTCTCGGAGGCTGTTGCCGTAGAGG